CGCGCAGCCAGATCAGCAGTTCCCTGTCGTCGCTCGCACCACCGGGCTGGTGTTGCGTGTCCATGTACTGCACCTTGCGCTCGTGCAGCCACTTACCCGCTGCACTGAACACCGCCCAATCTTTCACAAGGCGGTCGAGTGCTCGCGGCTCATCGAACAAGCTCCAGGTGTACGTCTGGAGCGGGAGGGTTTCAATGTCTGCCGTCAGAATCTTCGGGCCTTTGGAAAGTTTGGTCATGGGGTTCCTTGTTGTCGTCGTTGAACTGCAAGTTCCCGCTTGGCTTTGAGTGCGGCACGTGCTTCCCGCGCTTTGCGGTTGCGGTCGTCCTTCTTCTCGTCGGCGGTCTTGTGCATGGGGTAGATGAGGTTCTTCGGCGGCTTCTCCAGATAGGCCACGAGGTTCTTCAGGTACGGGATGATGTCCGCGTAGCTCGAAGACTTCGCACCCCACCGGGCGGCGGCGTTGCTGATCTTGCCCTCGGCTGCGTTGCAGCTTCGGTGTAGCAGGCCACGGATGCGGCCTGTGTCGTGGTCGTGGTCGATCACACCCTCGCCCTTGATGCTCAGGTCGATGGGCTTGCCGCACAGCGGGCACAGCCCGTCCTGCTCCTTCAGCAGCTTGTGTGCGTACGAACGCATCATCGACCGGGCGAGCTTCACGACGCGCTCACTCGTTTGTGTCTCGCTCATCGGCGGCCTCCTTCGGAATTACCCAGTCGCGGAGCACGCAGTCTTCGATGAAGTCGCGGTTCGCGCTGGACAGGTTGAGTTCCCGCATGTACTGGATCACGTTGTCCTTGTGCCAGCGGGTGAGCCAGAGCAGCCAGCCTTCGGCCACTGCGTTCTGGTTGATTTCGCGGTACGCATCGAGCACGATGTTCGCGGCATCGTTGATGCACGTCACGTCCTTCAGCACGTCGAATGCGCCGACAGCCCCGCAGAGCTTGCCGTTGTACCGGGCCACACCTTGCACGTTGTCGGCGGTGTCGCCCATGAGCATCTGCGCCCAAAAGAACATCGGGCCTTGACCCGTGAGCTTCGGTGTGCCGCTCGGCGTGTGCTTGATGCTCACCCAGCCCACGGGCTGACTCGGCTGCACTTGGCCCCGGTCAATCTCGTAGTACGGGTACGGGGTCATACGCAAGTCCTTGTCCTCGGAGCAGATCACGCCGTTCTCACCGAGTCGGTATGCGTCTTGGATCATACCGTCATCGGCTTCGAGTTCCCGATGCAGCAGCACCGAGTAGTCGTCCAGCCATGTTGAGTTGTCGGCCACGAGTTCGCGCAGCGGCTCCAGCAGCGGAGGCTTCGCCTTGCTCTTGCGGTTCCCTTGGTACGGCTTACCTGCCTTGACCCGGAAGCGTCCGTGCTTGTCCGAGTCTCGGGCCGTCAGGTGGATTCGGCAGTCGCTTGCCCCGGCGAGGAACATGCGCTTCAGAATCTCCTGCTGGAAGTTCCGAAGCGCCGTGTCCAATCGCTTTACCGTTGCAGACGCCACGTAACACGGGCCGTCACCGTCGATGATGAGGGTGCGGCCCGGTACGGCGGACTGGAACTGGTCGGGCAGGGCGCTGATGTCAACGCCCTGAACGATCATGCAGGCAGCACCGGGCTAGAAGGCACAGCCGGAATCGGCGCGGCAGGCATCACAGGCGCTGGCACGCCAACCGGGGCCGCTACGGGGGCCACGGCCACAGGGGCAGGGGTCGCCACCGCAGCCGGGACTGCCAAAGGGGCGGCCACCTGGGCGGCAGGAGCCGCAGCAGGGGCCACAGGAGCCGCAGGAGCGACCGGGGCAGGGGTAGGTGCCACCGCCACCGGAGCAGCCGCCACAGGGGCCGCTACGGGCGTTGCCGGGGCTGCGGTGGGCAGGGCAGTCACACCCGAGGCCATCAGCAGTTGTTGCAGCGGGGAGCCTTGGAAGTCCAGAGCCGCCAGAATCTGCTCCTGAATGCGGTTCTTGCTCTTGCCCTCGTACTCGCCTTCGATGTACAGCGAGTCCCACGCTTCCTTGGTCGGGCGGCTCCACAGGAACAGGCGGTACATCTCGTCCGGTGCATCGGCGATGGGGTACGGCTGGCGCGTCACCGGGTCGAGCGGCGGCAGGAAGCCGTCGAGGTCGATGCGGGACACGATCTTGGGATCGGTCTTCGACTTCGGCACCTGCTTGATCTTCACGAGGAAGGTTTCGCCCAGCAACTGCGCGAAGCTCTTGGCGGTGCCCTTCCAGTTCAGGGCCTTGAACAGCTTGAAGGCGCGGGCCTTCTCGTTGCGGGACAGCGCGGTGTTGTACGTGCGGACAACGTACGGGGTGCCGTCATCGTTCTGGTAGCCTTGGCCGGTCAGTGCGAAGCCCAGCGTGAACTCCAGCGCGGGGTCTTTGGCTTGGCCTTGGAACTCCTGCGGCTGGTTGCCGAACTCGATGTACTCAACCAGACGACCGAAGGCGTAGCCCTCGGGCAGCAGTCGGCCACCGCCGCCACCCTTGACGGCTTCGTTCAGGTCAATGCCGGATTCGGCAACGTCTTGTGCTGCGAGGGCTTGCAGGGCTGCGAGTTTTGCGCTCATGTAATGGTTTCCTTTCGATTAGTGGACTTTGGATTTCTCGTACATAGAAGGCCCGGCCTCTACCTCCGCCGGGAACGGCACACCGAGGTCATACCCGTACTGCTTGAAGAATTCGGGCAGCGACTCCATGATGTGTTTGACGGCGACGGCGACCTCGTGCAGTACCGAGCGGGTGCAGTCGAGATACAGCGCGTCGTGAACTTGGTTGATGACGAAGCAGCGGCCGCCGAAGAAGTCGCGGCTGATGAGCCAGCGGGCCACTTGGCCTGCGATGCCTTGCACGAAGAACCCGGACTCGCCTTGGATCGGATAGTTCCGCATCTGCGTCGGCTTGAACTCCATGAGTTCGATGCGTTGACCATCGACCCACTTGACCTTCGGGTACTGCCGGAACTCGAACGTGGTGCCTGCGGGGCTTGTCCAAGTGCCGCGACCGTACACCCGCCAGCCGCCGTTGTCGGTCTGCTCGCGGTGGATCGTCTTGGTGCGCTCGACTTCAGCGAAGATCGTGTTCTCGTAGAACGCCTCGACATCAGGGAACAGCGCCTTCTCGGCGTCGATGAACGCCTGCGCTTCTTCCACGGTACAGCCCGTTGCGAATGCAATGCCCATCGCAGTCGCACCGTACTGGTACGCAAACGCCTTGGGCTTGATGTTCGTCCGCATCGTCTTGTACCGCTTGTGCTCCGGGTGCGTGTCGTCCTTGCACTTCAGCAGCACGTCCTCGTACTTCTCACCGAGTTGCTGCGACAGCCGCATACAGTGCATGTCGATGTTTTCCAGCAGGGCCTTCACCAAGTTCTGATCCTTGGAGAACGCGGCCAGCGTCACCACTTCCAGCGCGGAGTAGTCGGCCTCGATCACTGCACCAGCAGGCTCGCCCTTCTCGATCAGGGCCATGCACTCGTCGTACACGTCCTGCGGGATGATGCGGCACGCCAAGGCGTACGCAAGCCAGCGGGGGTTCTCGAAGCGCGAGGTAAACATCTTCTTCACATCGGACGTGTCGCCACGCGGGATGTTCTGCATGTTCGGGCGGTTGCTCGACAGGCGGGTGGTCACGGTGCTGGTCGTGTTCAGAATGTGGTACACCACGTCCTGATCGGTCAGGTACTGCAACATGCCAGACTGCTTCACGACATTGCCTTCCTCGTCGCACTGCTCGCGGAGGTAGTACGTGCCCAAGTCCTTGTCGATCTTGGCGAACTTCAACAGCGAGGTCAGCAGGTTTCGGGTGGCCTCATCGAACTCCTGCCGCTTCGACAGCATTTCGATTGCGTCGGCCCCGGTGCTGTACACAGGGGAGCCATCGGCGAGCTTGCGCTTACCGGCGAACTCGTCCTTGAACGACTTTTGCACGTCCTGCGGCAGCACCGACAGCGGCACGATGCCCTTGAGTTCAAGCTGGCGGTCGTACCACTTCTGCTTGTGCTGCGTACCGGGCACGCTGTGCACCTTGATCTGGCCCTTTAGCTTACCGGCCTTGTACTTGTCGGCTGCGCCGTACGCTGCAACGCAACGCTCGAACGATTCGCCGTCCATGTTATCTCCGTTCTCCATCACAACGGGCACGAACGTGTCGCCGAACTTGAAGCAGTCGATCTTCTCGTACTTCGGCGTGACACCATCATCCTCGAACCAAGTGTCGCGGATGCGGTACTTCACCGGGCCACCGAACAACCACGCACTCATGTGGAAGTCGCTGGTGTCCTTGAACTCGACGTACTGCGGGATGTGCTCGCGGAAAGCCTTGAAGCCCTCGGTGAGTTCCAGCAGCTTCGCCTCTTGGTCGGCCTTCTGAGCGAACGCGATGTCGCGGTTCACATGCAGGCCAGCGTCCATCGACAGGCAGTTGTAGACCAGGCCCTCCATGCGGAGCAGGGCCATGTCCCACATGCCGCGCTGCGTGAGCAGTCCGACTTGGCCGTAGAACGTGCGGCGGGTGTTGTCGATGTCGCCGCCTTCGCCGATGAGGTACTGGTCGAACAGCAAGTCCTTGTCGATCTGCGAGGTCAGGTGGCCCTGCTCCCACAGCAGCTTCACACCGTCAACCTTGTGCGTGCCGCCGTACTTCGGGGCGGTGGCGTCGAGGCTCGGGTAGGTTTCCTGCTGGTTCGTCAGCAGGTACTCGGCGTACGCCGTGCAGAAGATGCGGCCACCGCGTTTCAGGAAGCGCATGATTTCCTCCCGCTGCTTCACGAGGAACCAGTCCATTTCAAACGCGGCGTTGTGCGCAACGAGCAGCCACACATCATCGGGGATGGCGAGCCACTGCGCGTTGTCGGCTTCCTCTTGCGAGGTGAAGTACGTGCCGGTGATCGGGCCGTCGAACGGTTGCGTGTCGATGGCGCGGCCCTCGGCCACGATGTAGTTCTTGGGGTGACGTGGGGAAGCGAGAGCACCGAAGTACGTGTGGTTCTCGGTTTCCAAGTCGATGAACATGATGCGACTCATGCGTATTTCTCCTTCACTTTGAGTTGCCACGCCTTGTTGCCAGTCTCAGGCTGCACCACCCGGTCGTGTTCCTCGATAATCTCGGCCTTGATGAGCGCGAGCACCGGGGCGGTGATGCAGTTGATGGGCTTGTCCAGCCGCTTCGCCAAGTCGAGGCGAGTGCCGGGGCCATCCACGTACAGGCTGTCCAGTACGCGGGCTTCGAGTGTGGTGATGCTTTTCTGCGTCTTGTCCTTGAAGAACGCAGCGAGGCTCGTGTCTTTCATGGCTCGGTTCCTCCTTCCAGTAGCGCATCATACCGACGCAGGAAAACTTCCTTGGCGAACGCCGGTGTGTAGGTTGCCAGGATTGTCGCCTCAGCATTGGCGGGTATTGGAATCAGGGCAGGCCAATCGAGGTCGTCCTTAGCCTCTGCCAAGTACGCCTCCCGCTCATGTCGAAGGGCCACCATGTCTGCCCATTTGATGTCGGGGTGCAATGGGTACAGGTTGCGAATTGCAAAGGCCCGTGCGATTGCGCACTCCGTTTGCTCCTCGATGTATTTGTACTCTGGGAGCAGGGCTTTCAGAGGACTCGCGACATCTCCCAGGTACGCCTCCGAGGCGTCGTGCATCAAGGCCGCTAGGGCGAGGCGTTCCGGCACAATGTACGAGACTGCCACGCTGTGCTGCGCCACGCTGTAGAACCGTGACGTGTGTCCTGTGAATCTGCCCAGGTTGGAAAGCGCGTGCGCAATCTCCCGGATGTCGTACTTATGCAGGTTCGGGGCCTTGAAGTTGAACAGCTTTCCTGAGTGCGTGAGTATGCAGGTCATGCTTTAGCCTCCCGCAATCGGTGGAACACCGGGTGCCTGTAACCACCCGCCCTGTCCCGCTCCATGTACTTGAACTCGGCCCACTGGCCGATGTACTTCGCGGGGTTCTCGTGCATGTCGCGGCCCAAGTCGTGAGCGATGCCGTGCGGGCTGGCCTCGCTGCCGTCCTCGACCTTGATGGTGATGCTGCCGGTGCGGCCCAGCGGCGTGCCGTCCTCGCTGATGGCCTCGTGCAGCGCGATGATGATGCCGTCCGCGTCGTCCTCGGGCTTCACCTTGAGCCAGCCATCGGTGCGCTTGCCGCGCTCGTACGTGTGGTCGAGGCTCTTGACCATCAGGCCCTCGAAGCCACGCTCGCGGGCCACTTTGAACATCTCGTCCACGCTGTCCTGCTCATGCGCCCACGAGCCATCAGGCTGGAACAGGTTGTCGAAGTCAATGCACACGGCGGTCACGGCCACGCCGTGCCGGATGCCCATTCGCTTCTCGAAGCGCCCGTCCACGGTGGGGAGGTCGAACAGCAGGAACTTCGTGGGCTTGCCGATCAGGTCGTCGGGCAGGCCCTTGCTGCTGCGCACCCAGCGGTACGAGTCGTTGTAGTTCCCATTCGCCTCGAAGCCGGTGTCGAACTCGTACAGGCCGGTGATCTGCGCAAGCTCGACCCACTTCGCGTCGAACTCTGACAGGTTGTGCAGCGGCTTGCCTGCGAAGCTGATGTAATCGACAGCCCAGGTCTGCGGGTTCACGATCACATGGCAGCGAATCTCGTCGTGCTTGATTTCGACCCATGCCGGGTACGTCATCTTGTGCCGCCGATCCCGCCATTTATTTCCCTTCATCAGTAGTGCAGCCATACGTGCCTCCATGTCTCGCCCCGTAGGGCGTGTGAAATTGTCCATTGGTCTATACAGGCCATGTTATCCTCCGAAGTGTTTGCGCATGTACACCACGCTCGGCGTGCCGTACTCGGGGAGCCAGAGGCTCGGGGCGTACGCGGAATTCCACGGTTCCACTGCGTACTCGACAAGGCCCGCACGTCGCCATGCAGGGGCCACGGGGGCGAAGCAGTCCAGTTCCATCGTGCTGTATCCGAGCGTGCGGCACAGGTCAACGACGGCCTCACCAGCACCGCGCTTGCCCTCCCCGACGCGGAAGCAGCCCGTGACCTCGACCACGCTGGGCTTCATGGCCTTCAGGCACACGTACACACCATGCTCGGGGAACAGGTACTTGTCGCCCTCGGGGCGGAACGTCAGGCCCCACGCTGCGGCGGGGTTGTCACGGCGCAGCAGGTGCAGTGCCCTGCTGTACTCGCGCTCGGCGATGCCTTCACAAAGAATCATGTTCATGCTCCTGTCCCATCGTTGAACACACAGCGGGCACCGTCGAAGTACACTTCGGATTGGAAGCACGAGGGCTTGCCCGGTGTCGCGAACTTGTTTTTCGGGGACGACAGGCCACGGATGGTCTGTGCGTCCGGGTTGTCGAGCGACCCCATCATAATGATGACATCGGTTGCACCCTGAATGCCGGTCTTCGAGTCCTTCAGCGCAGAGTACGGCGGGTACAGCATGTTCCCACCCTCGACACTGATCTGCACGGTAGCCATGCCGATGCAGTCGTGCCGCACCATAAGCTCGCGCCACTCCTGCCAGATTTGCTCGACCGCATCCGCCTTGTTCGCACCGTGCACGGCGCTGCTCAGGCGGAAGTTCGCCAGCATGTCGGCCACCACCACGGCGGGGCGCTGGGCTTCGATGACTTGCTCGATCTGCGCGAGGCTGGCCCCGTGCATGTCCTTCACCCGGATGAGGTCGGCGACCCCGCCGATGGCCTCGGTGTACGCGGGCACAAGCTGGTTCGCATTCGACATCAGGATGATTTCGTTCAAGTCCTTGCCCAGCGCGGCTTGGTAGATGCGCGGGATGATGCGCTTACCTGAGCCTTCGTTGTTCAGCCACAGGATCGGGCGCTCGCCGCCGTACATTTGCACAATCTGCGGGGCGAAGTCCGTCAGCACCGAGGCGATGAAGGAAGTCTTGCCCTTGTCAGGACGTGCAGCGATGGCGATGCTCGCGCCGCCTTGCAGCCCGAGGATGTGCTCACGCAGTGCAGCGATGCGGCGGAACTTCAACCCCTTGTCGTCGGACACCTCGGCCAGCAGTTCGTCAATGCCGGTCTTGATGTAGTCGTCAGGGGTGGCACTCGCCTTGCTGCGCACTGCCTGCTGCGAGAGCCTGGACAGTTCGTACGCAAGGTCAACCTCGTCACCGCGCTGGTACTTCTCGATCAGCGCAGCGGCTCGGCCCGACAGGTCGAGTTCGTACAGTTGCCCGAGGATGCCGTTGATCGCGGTGTCGTCGGGTTTTTGCCGGAGTTGTTCGATCAGGTGCAGGGTGATCTGCACCGACTCGGGGGCGGCATGGGCTGATCGCAGACGCACGAGCGATTGCAACTCGTCAACGTCCACAGAATCGCGCTCAGGGAATGCGCCGAAGTACGCGCCGTACCACTGTATCAGGGCCAGCGTGTCGGGTGCGACCATCCCCTGCGGCACCACATGCTTCAGCGAGTTGTAACGCTGTTTGTTCGACAGCGCGTGTAGCAGCAGGGAATCCAAGGTTACACCTCCTGAAGTTGGATCGCGAGGTACTCGCTGTGGTCGATCAGGCCACGGCCACGCGCCGCATGTGCCTCATCGCGGACGAGTTGCCAGAGCTTGCTCGGGCTGGTGACGATCCCGGCCAGAGCTTCACGCTCGCCGCTGTGGTGCAGCGAGTTCAGCCGCAGGGCCACGTACAGGGCCACGGGCAGCGGCACCGGGTGCGGGTACACCTTGTTCAGTGTCGTGATGTTCACGATGAACGTGTTGTCGCCGATGCGAAGGTCGGCGTACGGATACCGGGCCTTGTCAATTTCAAAGTCACGCATGGATAACTCCTTTCAAAAGTTCGCGGATGTCTTCGCAGTCCATGTCCTTGGGGTCAAGCCCCTCGGGTGGCCTTGCTCGAAGTTGTCGTGGGACGAGGGCACGCATCCGCTTGCTGCCGGATTTGTACCCGGCATCCCCCGCACTGTCACCATCGTATGCCCACACGAGGGTCGTGCAATTTTTGAGTGCGAGTGCAGCGGCCGTGCTGCACTCGGCCCCGAGTGTTGTGGCTGTGCCAATCTCGGGCGTGTTGCGCAGGGCGAACCGCACCTTGTACATGCTGAAGATGTCCTCGGTCAGCACGGTGCAGCTGCACACGTTCCCCACGAGGTGCGGCTTCGCGTAGTGCAGCCACTTCGCATTGCTCTTGCCCGTGAGGTCGCGGCCATGCCACCCGCCCTGATCGTCTTGCAGGCACAGGCGGCGGGCTTGCTGGCTGTACCACAGCTTCGGCAGGTACGGGAACATCATGCCCTTGCTGGCTAGGAAGCGGCCCACGGTGTCCTCGAACTCCGACCCGATGACGTGGCGAAGGTCGGCAGGCACAGTGAGGTCGTGCTCGACCACCTCAATCGGGGCGGTCAGCAGCACATGTTCCTTCGTCACGACGCCGCCCTCCTTGCATCGCTGGCAGTAGCACCACCAGCGGTCACGGTCGTTCCCGATTGTCATGTTTGCTCGGGACTCCCGGCGATGCCGCACACGCACACGCATACCGACTGCGAGGCGCTGGGCTTGGGGTAGCCATTCGTGTTCGGGGATCATGTGTACAGTTTCCAGCAGGCGGTGGTTGCGCCGATAGCCACGGCGCAGGCAAGCACGAGGTTACGCATGTCGCGCTCCTTTCAGTTGAATGCACAAGGGCACGGATGCCCATGCCCTTGTACGTCAACCGATTACTCGGCGCGGGCTTCGGCGGCAGCAGCCACCGGCAGCTTCAGCTTGTTGCCCTTGACCACGGCGATGTCGGCGTCGAAGCCGGAACCGTACGTGACCTTGTAGGTCTTGCTGCCGTCTTCTTCTTCGCGGACGCCGATCACGTTGGCTTCGACTTCCTTGGCTTCGTCGCCACGGCCCACGGTCACGACGACCACGGAACCCACGGTGACAGCAGCCAGCGCGTCGATGCTGTTGATTTCAGCGGCCAGTTCTTGCAGCTTCGCGGCCAGTTCAGCGTGCTTGGCGAACGCGGTGTTGTACTGGGCCAGCAGCTTCTCGCGGCGGGTCAGCTTGACCTCGGGAGCGGCGGTGGTTTCGGCGGCGGTGTTGGTGTTCAGCTCGGACATGGATGTTTCCTTTCAAAGTGGTGGTGGTTGGTTCCCGCTTACAGTGTACGGGGCAGTCTTCGCCTGTGTGCGGTTCCTGCTGCACCCGGCATGCGCTGGGGTCAGTGCACGTTGCGGTCGCCGACATGCACGACCAGCGGGGTTGCGCCGCTCGGCGGGTCGAGCTTCTCGGGGGTTTCCTGATACGCGACCTTGCTGATGCGGGCCTTGAAGCCAACGTCCTCGGGTGGGTAGAACGCGGGCACTTCGTCCGTGATGATGAGGCTCGTGACCTCACCCACGACGGTGCGCAGAATCTGCTCGTCGGTGGCGTCGTTCGGCAGCTTGGCGATTGCCGACTT